AAGAGGCTTACTAAAAAGTTTTGTTCCTGCTACACCAACAGTTTCTTTTATTAATGGCTCATATCTACTTGGTGATACAATCGAAGACACCTCATAGGAATACTCTTGAAAATAATCATTATCATGTAAACTCTTAGTGGACTCGCTCAAGAAAGAGGTTTTAGAACTCCACTTACCTTCTGTTTTACCTTGACCTTGAACACGAAGGTTTGCATTAGCGACAACTTTATTATAGTTTGGCGATGTAGGCTCATCATTAATGACATCAACTAACTCACGATCTGTATATGTGTATCCAGTTTTAGTTACTCCTAATCGTGAAATCTGTCCAATTTGATAAGATGCTTTTCCTTGTATCTCTGCATTTGCGCCCATTTGAGGAGAGTTTGGATCATCAGCTAGTTTAGTAATTGCTTTTTTAGTTGATCCTATTACTACAGGAATACAAACGATACCCGTATCTCCTGCTCCTATCTGTGCATCCAACACTGGCTTAGCTTTAGACACGAATATCTCTCCTTCTTGAGGAGTATCGGAAGCACCTATTGCTGTCCATGTTTCAGACGGCGTGTTTCCTAAATCTACAATCTTATATTCCTGGTTAGGTAATACTCTAACTAAGCTGGTGTTACCTTCAAAGCCATAGAATGATAGTGGTCTAAAGAAGAAGTCGTTTCCTTCTCTTTTTAGAAATTTTGCCTTGACAGTATATTCTTTTGTATCTCCTGTAGTAAGGTCGAAAACTGTACTACTATTTTCATAACTTGAGCCAGTTGATATGCATCCCATTGTTTCGATAATGGGTGTTACGCCATCACTTGACGTATTGTGTATATAGTTGCCTGACTGATTTATCTGTAGATCAGGAATCTGAATATACTGTGTGACTAGATCTCCGAGACTAATATCCAAGTTGACGGTATCAAAATTCATTATGACATCTCGCTTATTGAACTTAGTCACTGTGAGATGTTCAATAGCTATCGCAACATCATTTTGATAATCAAGCCCAGGATTTAATACAGTCAAATCTGATATTGTTCCTATTTTGAGTGTAATAGGACTAAACGCATTTTTAAGTTTTGTGTTGAAGTTTTCATTATTTGGGCCAGACATTCCGTAATCATCATCGTCTATGTTACTTGCGCCACCGGGTTCACCAGCAGGTATGTCTAGTTTGATATTTGCATAATCTTCAATAAGGTCTGGAATAAGAGATACAGTCTCTATGTTAGTTAAAGCCCCTATCTCAAATTCAGCACTACGATTTATTTCCCCGAATGATTGAAAGTTTACAGGTAACTTAACATCGGTCTCTACTGAGGCTTGCTGTAGGTGCAAGTCGCCTCTAAACCTCTCAAGTGAAAACAATGGAGCATTAACTTCTGATGGATAACTAGTAGCTTCTCCAGAAGCATCATTTGTTCTATTAGGATATCCACTGCTATTCATTTGAGGATGCAAAAAACGGAATCTATTTAAATGTAATTCTTGAAGTTCTTCGTCTGTTCTACCTGCCCTAGGAACAAATCTTACGAAATTGGTCCAACTACTATTGGAAAACAGATATCCCACATCACTGCCTTGCTGATGAGCAGAATAAGTAATCGTGATGATATCTCCCTCTACTAGAGTCTGAGTTGCTCCGCCAGTTATAACACTCCATATACCAGCAGTAGCGGTAGAATCGTTACCACTGTCCCAGACTAGGTAGTCTTCACCATATTCCAAGAAAGTATGCTCAAGAGCAACTGGATTTTGCTTAGGTCTTGAGACTGTCATCTGAGGATATATGCCTACTTTACTTAAAGCTAGAAGTGCGCTTCTCAGGTAAAATGACCAAGCAGTTGCAACAGGTGCGGATATCTCATAAGGTAGAAATCCTTCGAGAAGAGAAGGATCAGCAGTAGGAAATGCACCAGATACATTCAAAACATCTATATATTCTTGAGCGACTTGCCTGCTATCTGCTCCTAACCCAGTAACATCTCCACTAGGGCTAACATTTTGGCCGCCATAGCCTTCGGTATCACCAGCTATCCAGTGTCCAAAAGATTCATTATTAGCACTCGATGCGATCTTTGGCCAGTTGCCTAAAGTCGGATTAGGTAGAGATAGTGACTTGTATTCCTTCAAGTATGTGTCAGACAAATAGCGAGGAGCTTCGAAGAAGCCAGGTAATACTTGACCATCATAGTGTTGTCTCTCTGCGGCATTCTTCATAGTCTGAAGAAACACATTAGTGAGTACGCCTGCATCACTTCCTGATGTTGGTATAGCCTGACGATTCAAATAGTCTCGGACTGTTTCATAATCATCACTATACAAGAACAATAGAGGGTGTCTATACTCGATTACTTTTGCAGATCCAGTAATCGAATAAGGTGTGGCACCAGTTTCATCAGATCCGGAGTAGGTTAACTGGTTACCGTTAGCGATGATCACATCACCAATTTGAATGTCTAGCTTCGTCATGCCGTTGAGTACCATAACTTGGTTACTCACACCAATATCATTTTTTGCTGTTAGTGTTACAGAACTTGGATCGACATAGCCAAATCCACCATCAACAATAGAGAAGTCTACCACACCAGTAGGAGTATCAGAAACTTCTAGAACTCTTCCTCTGGACTCGACTCCACTAAGACTCGATACAAACTTAACACTGTCGCCAACTTTCTGCTCAGGAAGTCTACTCTTAAAGGTGTCTACTATAACACTGTCAACTGACCCATGAATCAGTCTTCCTACGTTAGTAACAACATCTAGACCCGTTTCTTCGTCAGTCGTGATAACTAGTATTCCATCATCAGAACTAAAAGTGCCTGATACGTTAGAAAGATATACGAGAGGAATTAATGCACCTGTAAAGTTTACAAAGATCACCTCATCAACAAATGCAGTAGCAAGAGAAACATCACCCTTGATTCTCTGACCCTTTTGAACAGCATAATCATCTACTTGATATATAGGCTTCATCTCAAGATATGCATCACCGCCCCAGATAGAATCAGAAGGTCTTAATATAGAAGTGCTAGGATAGAATATTTCAATGTCTTCGTCAAAGAACATACGGAACAACAACTCAAGACTTTCTTGTGTACCCTTTCTGCTGTACATATCTTGGATATGTTTAATGATGTATCGTGTATCAAGAGATGTATCGATAGGTAAATCAGCAAGAAACTTTTTCTTATAGTAGAGTAAAAAAGTCGATAGTGTTGTATCAATATCTCGTAGCTTAGGAAGATTACGGTCCATCTTTTCATCAAGATGTTGATAGTATGCCTCTACAAACGATACAAGAAAATCCCCATCTTCTTGATAGATCGCAGGAAACTGTCTAGCAATTCCTGAGTATATAGCATCTCTTATATCTGTAGGCATTAATTATTTCTCTATTCGATTGGTTGAGCAGTTACGGTCACATCTTCACCTCTAATGATCAGAATACGATCTTTAGGTGGCTTAATGTCTTTATTTACTGTGTTCGCAGTAAACTTAATTGCTTTACTTTGGAATGACTCAACACTTAGATTTGACAATCTTATCGCACCTGTGCTATAATCAATTGTACCAATTGAAGGCTTGAATACACTTTGAATATCTGCTTCAGCAGTCACAAGCATAATGTTGCCTTGCCCATCATCCATCGCTGATACTAACGTACCTTCAACAGTAAACTTAGTAGACTCTACAGCAGGCTTGAATGACGAGAATCCTAATGTAGCATCAAACGAATATGGCTGTACTAGTTGCGCCTCAAAAGAGAAAGACGGACTAGTCGCAAAGTTCAGAATTGGAACGTATTCAATGATAGGCCTACTTACAACATCAGTCGATAGAATTGAAACATCAAGATTATCTAGATAAGCAGTTAGGCGTGATTGTCTCAACGAAGTATTGAACGCATTTAGATACTCGCTGTTATATGCTAGTATATTGGCATTCACCTCATTCTGTATCTGAGCCGCACTCTTATCTGTTAAGTTAGGATCATAAACAACTCGTACAACCTGATTCACATACAAGAACTTCGCTGTGACAAACACAGGTTCAATCGTAAGAGGAGTCTTATCTCGTAAGTACGCCTTAAAGTTAGCAATCTCGTAGTCAGCCGCACCTTCACCACCAACAACATCTACAGATATCACTACCTTACCAAACTGAGGTGGTACTACCTCATCACCACCGTACACACTAATCGCCTGAATATTCGGGAATCTAGCACGAAGCAGAGTCTCATAGTCTCGTTTCGTGACTGCTCTTTCTTGAACCTGCAATGCTTTCGGAGCAAACTTTCGAATCGATTCAATGTCTTCCGCCAGCGATCCGCCATTTGTTTGAGTTGCAAGAGACACAGAGATCGAAGAAGAGCCGCCAAAGTTACCAAGTGTCAAACTCTGAACGCCGTTAGCGGCAGGGCCAGCTGTTACTCTATACTGTGCTATAATGGAATCAGTGATCGTGGGCTGTACACCAAACTTGTTCTCACCAAATTGAACAGAGTACTTACCGTCTTGCTCTGGTTGTAGATAGAATACTTTATCAGTACCTGAAACACCAAAGATATCTGTCTTATACACATACGTCTCACCATTGACAGTCAGAGTAAGACTTCGTGTATCAATCGTGTTATTTGATAGTGTAGTATCTGACGTAGATAGTGTCTCGGTAATCATACGACCTTCAAATACATCAACATCGAATGCTTCATATAGTGTATCGTTTATAGGTGACTTTGTGGCAGTGTATGCTCTATCAGTAATGAAGTTATATGTCTTATTACCACATACACCTATGATTGATGTATGCTTAGGTATATTGAAGTAGTTACTGTTTAGATTAGGTGCTACGACTCTAATCGAAATTCTTGTCGCTGAACTACGTCTACTCGTAGGTAGATAGTTAAGTTCTTTTGCATGAGAGATAACACTATTGCGCTGTGTAGCACTATCAAGAAACATCTCACTAATGGCCATGTTATAGTAGTAACTATTATAGTATGTGTTATACGACAAAACATCTAACAGTACATTCATGTTAGATCCTTCGTAGTCGTAGTCTTTGAACTTATCTTGATTCTTTAGAAACGTCTTGAGTGCTTCTTTAGTTTCATTGAAGTCCATATTTGTGATTGGTGACAAGTCTGCCATTTTATCTTACCCTGTTTAAATCAACTGTTACTGTAGATAGTGTAGCTGTATTTATTACACTGAATACAATCTTTACTTTAAGATCATTGCGGTCTATATTTCCTATAATCTCTACACCCTTTACAATACATCTTGGCTCATATGTACGAAGTGTAGACTTAATGTTCTGCTCTAGTATAAGTATCGTGCTTGGATCTATATTCTCGAATAGAGACCCTCGTATATCACACCCTATATTAGGTTGCATAAGTCTTTCGCCACGATCAGTCATAATTAGATTCTTAATACTCGCTCGTACTGCATTCTCATTAATAACACGAGATGTATCTCCACGCCCTGGTACCTGCTCTAGATTCCTTGTGAAGTCAGAGAAGAACTCTTCTGATCGTGTGCGTGGTGTTAATGCCATTTCTTTTACCTTTTATAGTGTATTTATACTAGTCTGTTGGCCTTAATAGACTAAATGGTTGTTCTTCTTGACTATTAGTACCTAGTATGCTATTATTATCTACAAAGCTAAATGTGCCATCGTTCTGTTCTTCTTGCTTGAATGTAGACTTATCAAAGAAGCGGAACTCATCATCTTGTGACATCTTCTTTCTATAACCATCTTGTCTGTGTGTTCTCATCATTGCTTCATATATCACTTGATCAGAAGCACTAAATCTCTCACTATCTTTCCAACGTGGATCATTCTCTGTAGCAACAAAGCCCTCTCTATTACCTACATGAAGATGTAGATAGTTCTTACCTACACCAATACCAGTAAAGCCTGCTCTACTAGCGGCAATGATGGTCTTGTCTCTATTATCTTCTGTTATGTTAAGTATACAAGAGTATCCAGAATGCTTACTATGATATGCATCACTACCTTGTTTTCTTAGCTTACCATAATCTCTCTTTCTTTCTCGTCTAGACATAGGCACTTGACCTTGACGAAGTACATACTTATCACCAGTAAGGTGCGATACTCTAAGCAACTTAGCAAGTACAGTATTGTGTAAGTTCTGCCATTGCTTGCCATCAACAACTTTAAAGCTAAATGCGATGAGTATGTTTGGTCCAATACCACTCTCACTCATGGCATTAATTTCTCTTGTCTCATCAGGCGTAATATGAGGTGATGTCACATAGTCTACATTCGTAGGTAGAGCCAAAGAGTTTGTAGCGGGGTCAACATAGCCTAGTTCACCTGGCTGGCGATATCGTACTTCATCTTTAAAGAATCCACTTCTTGCTTTAGACTCATCAGGAACTCTTACAGTATATCTATTCGGGTTAGTATCAGCCGCACCATCATTAATAATATCAGCGGCAGTAAGCATGACCTCGCTTGCAACTTCTTTCTCGACACGAGTGGCACCAGCATCTTCTGCTTTCTTTTGTTCTATCTTATCTACTGTGTCAAGTACTTTCTTTTCTTTCTCTATGACTTTTGCCACTTCAGCAATCTCATCAGCGGGTTCGAATAGAATCGCCATGATAGTCTCTGTAAGGCTACATAACTTATGCATCATCAACTGAACATTAGCAAGTGTAGGTCTCTCGAACATAGCGACCATCTCGGCAATGAATGCTTCTACATTCGCTTGAATACGCTTTACTGTATCACTACTAAAGAAGTCACTTACTTCGTTTCTCATCTTGGTAAGTTGATTCAATATAGACTGTCCTGGATTACCTACAAACTCAGTAACGTCTGCAATGGCTTTATTAACAGCATCTCCAACTTTCTTCTGTATCTTCTCTATAAGCTTATCAATGGTCTCTTCTAGAGATTTGGCCAGAGCATCAATCTTTAACTTCTGTGCTAGAGCAATTGCTTTCTTCTTAAGGTCTATATCATTTAGATTTAAAGAGTTTAACTTACCTACCGCAGAGTCTAATAGAGTAAAGGCAGCGAGTAACTCTAGAAGAGTATCACCAAATGCGCCACATAAGCCCTCATTGATCGTCTTACCTAAGTTATCGTCATAGTAAGTATCAAGGTCATCTAATGTATTTGTTATAACTACGTTAGCGCCCAGAGTACCATTATATCTCTCAATGGCATTCAATATGTTTACAGTGTCAATGGCATTCGTTAATGTGTAGTCTGCAATCTCTGTATATGTAAGAGGAAACTGACTAAATCTCTTGTCGAGTGTCGGGTATTCACTTAAATCTTCTTGTGCAAGTAAGTTGTTTAACTTATCTGTAATACTGACAATCTGTTGTCTATTGACTTGATCTAATGGATCGGGTTGAGAAATCAGTGCAGAGAAATCTATGTCACCAACAGGTGTAGTCAGATCAGAGAACCGACTAGCAATTGGTGTAGTATTATTACATTCTATTGACATTTATTTCACTCTTTTTGTTGACAAATGGTGTATTTGTGTTATAATAGTAGTGGCAAGTAACAGATTTATTCCATCCCAGTTGTATTTATTCATCATCATCGGTTCGCATTAAGCCCGATAGACCAGAGAAGAATCGTTTTATTCTACTAGGTAATGTGGGGGTGACTACATTTGTGATCTCCTGAGGCTTGACAACCTTCGCAATCTCTGCTACACATATGTTAGGTATGGCTTGTACACCTTTCTGAAGAAGATTAGGTGCTAATGATGCTGTAACTGAACTACCTGAAGCTCCTGTTGTAATACCAGCTGTACCATTACCCACATTCACTAACGTACCGTCTATATTCACGAGTCCACCAGCTCCTATACCTAACTGAGCACCAGATGCTAGATCCATAGTGGCGCCTGACGTTAATCCCATTGCACCTATAGCACTCACCCCCAAAACACCACCTGTAGCAATGTTCATTGTAAGTAATGAGTCTACTCGTAGTGATGTAAGACTACTAATCTCTACACCATTATGGCCTACATCAGGATATGGTAATAGTTGTGCTGATATCGCTGGAGTACCTGTGCTGTGTATCTTAGTATATGCAACACTGTACATATTCGTCTTATATGAGTCTACGTGGAAGTCACCGCCATCTCCAGCTGGATTACCTGGCATGAGACACTTCCAATACATACCACCTAGTGTAGCAAGACCTTTAATGTTTGTATTCGCAACCATATTGATATCATCTGCTGTAGCAAACATTCCTATACCAGCACCAGATACGTTGACTTTCACACCAGCATCTAGATTGATATTACGAGCGGCACGTACATTAAAGTCTGTACACTCTATATCTAATCGGCCATTCACACTGATCTTACCAGATTTGCCAACCTTTAATGTATAATCTTCATCTATCGTACTATGAGAAGAGCCTCTCACATAGGTTGACTCGACACCCTGAGTTGTGTTATACTTATCAGCAAATGCTTTAACGAAGATGGTACCGCTTGGGTCAATCTGGAATACAGAGCCAGAGGAGTGGGAGATCAAAAAGTAATCGCTACCTTCACCATCCATACCAGAACCCAATACAATAAAGTTATCTCCATCAGCAGACTTAATCACTCTATTCTTATAGTTATTCTGTGGCATCATAATAGGTGGCTCATCAAACGACTCACCATCTGCTTGAGGTATCTGTGTATTCGCAAAGACTCGTTGAGCAAGTGTTTGTCCTTGACTAGCTCCTTCACCACCTTGATATCGATGTAGATCAGGCTTACCAAATTGATTCACAACTTCAGGCGGTAGATAACCATCTTCTCCTGGCTCACCAGTACCTGCAGGCATCTGTAGATGTTGACCAGGCAATCTACCCATAATCATAGGCTGTTGTGCTTCATTACCATCTATAAAGAATCCAAACACCCAGTCACCAACATTAGGAATCACGGGTGCTACACCATATGAACCATCTAATACAGTCGCCCATGGTAAATGATCAGTAGGAACACTATCAGCATCAACATCACTCTTTCTCGGAGGATGAATACCAAATGCTCTCACTTTCACTCTACCATTGTTCGTAAGGTCATTGTTTGCTTCAACAACTCCTACAAAGTGGAGCATATTACTAAATCCGCTCATTAGTCTTTATCCTCTAATTTCAAATAGATCGTGTAACTTATTGATATGATTAACAAAATTCCAATTAGATCAGGGCTCATGACAATCCACCCTTTGATACAGTAAGAGACTGTCTATAACTATCACCACTAAAGCTATGAGATATACTCATCACAATATACTTACCACTTCTCTGCTTATCAGTCTGTTTATTACCCGATAATGTATTACTAAACTTATATAGATCAAGGTCAATGACCATACCAGGATATAGCCCAATACGACCATATATATCAACGGTAAAAGAGTTCAAGTTCAAATGATAGTCCACAACAGGCTTTGAAGTATAGTTCTCATAGAAGTGCTGATATGGCTTACTCTTCTCACCTCTATTCATTCCTATCTGCGGAAAGTCTGTAATCAGTGTAGTATCAGGTGCCAATGCAGAAGGCATATAGGAATCGATGAACTCCTGAGAGTGTGATAGCTTTAAGTCCTCTGGCGCCTTGTAGTCCTTGTATTCGCTTGTGTAATCATACTGGCGTGAGATGCGGGTCCTATTGACGATATCAAGTTCGGTCACGTTGCGCCTATAGGCACCCTCCTTCATTTCAGCAAAGCTATCGGCCTTCTTCCCGTAGGACACATCGTTTATGCTCTGTTGCGCTCTTATCTGGCCACCACCTGTGTTGTCCTCTAACACACGGTAATTAAAAAATAAGCGATTCCTTTCCTCTTCAGATATCCCCTCAAAACCACTGTATTTATTGGTTAGGTACTCATGCGTACAAAAGAAATACTTCTCTCTTGTCTCAAAGAATCTATATAAAGATGTTTTATTATCAGAGGAGTATGCTCTTCTAGATAAAAACTGCATGGCTGCATCAGGTCTTAGCTTAGGTATGACTACAGTTTGTTCTCCATATGTTTCTTCTATCTCTATCTCTTTCTTACTATCAGAATAATACTCATTAAAGATTGTATTCACCATATTACTAATAGGTTGAGATGAAAATGACTTCCTTATCTCTTTTCTATCACTGTTTAGCTTATCTATTGTAGTGAAATCTAATGTGTATTTCATCATTCTATCGTTGACACTGGTATCTGGTCCTATGTTATCTACGCAATATACGATAAAGTCATAGGTTTGTGTGGCTCCATAGAAGTCTGTTACAGTAATCTGAAGTGATTCTTCTCCTCTAATGGGAACGTCTTCTAATAGATTGTTACTTTCTTGTATTGTCATCCTGCCTGAGATGTATGGACCATTAATTGATTCAGTCATCGTGAAATTAGATACCACCTTAGTGATATCAATATATTCGCTCAGGTTTTTTTGGCTTTCTGTCTCTTCACCAGGAAATAAAGGTCGTATCTTCGCTGACCTGAGTGTGAAAAATCCAGCTTGGGATAGCTTTCTAGTCATGCAATACTCTTTCTAGTTGATCTTCAATGGTAGATAGAAGCGATTTATCCCTCTTT